CTTACTTCCTGCAGAGACGGCTAATTTAATTGCCGATAACCACATGATTTAGTACCAAGTTGCTTTTACAGGTTTCTTGTCTGGTCTCATACGTTTTGTACCTCTTACATCTACTTCTTGTGATGTAAATGGATCAGTCATTTCAACTGGAATCCCACCTTGTTGCTCGCCTTTCGCGTTAGCACCAAGTTCAGGTACAACTTTTACGTTGTCTCGACCATTTTTTCTGTTTTTAACCATAGTTAACTCCTTAAGTTATGATTTATACCTTTTTCTTCGGAAAGTTTCTACCGAAATCGTGAATTTTACTTGCATCAGCCATTTGTTGTTTTGCTAAAGACACACCAGCACGCAATCCAGCTAATTCTTCGTTCTGTTGAAGTTTTGCATCTTGATTTTGTTGGTTCATTAGAGCTCTCATCATGTCTAAATCTAATCTTGCCTCTGCATTTTCATTTTTTTCTTGATCTGCTCTTGCTTTAAGGTCTAATTCTCTAGATTTTAGTTTTAATAATGGATCTCCACCTGCATCACCGGTAATTTTGTCTTCTTCTTTTGCATAATCGATCATCATTTCAGCAATTAATTTAGCTTTTCGTGATTCTATCTGTGAAGTTATCTGTTGAACCCGTTGTGCCATCTGCATTACTTGTGGATTTTGTTGAGACATACCTTGCATCATTGTTGGGTTTTGCATTAATGGTCCTAATTGTTGCTGTAACATTTGCATTTCTGCCATTTCATCTACAAATTCTAACTGAATTTGCTCTTGTGCCATAAAAGAAATGTGTTCTAAAATATTTTTTTGCAAAGCAGCCATAGCAATTGGATTATTTTGAACCATTGCAATAGACATAAAACTTAAATGTGCATCAATGTGAGCTTTGTGGTCTTGACCAGGAAAAGCTTGAAAAGGTTTTCCATTCATTGCCATAATATTTTCCAAAGCCGGGTCCATTGGCATTGGTGGAGCAGGTGGTGGTAAAATAGAATTTACATTTTTTATACCTAGTGCATCATACATTGACCTGTATGCTTGATATAAATTATGAATTTTAGGATTAGATTGCGCTAATTGTAATTGACTTTGCGCCATACTAATTCTTTGTGTTTGTGAAAATATATTCGGATCTGCAACAGGTAGAATATCTACTCTGTCATCAAAGTCTTGTACTTTAATTTCACGTCTAGCACCTGGTACATCATAAGGATACACTGGTGGTAAATAAGTTTTAAATACTTCTGCTAATAATTTAAATTCTTGTTTAAGTCCTACATACATTCTTTTGTGTATTGCTGACATTACCCGCGATCCACGTTCCAGTAGCGCTACTGTAGTACCCACTGCAGCCTGTTGGTTCATGTCGCCAACTTGCATATCAGCGATGGCCGCGAAACGTTGACCTGCATTTACAACTATACCCATCAATTGTAATAAAGTTGCGTCAGGTCCTTTGAAAGGTAAAGTCATAAATTGATCTTTGATGTTTCCACCAGGAGCATCTACGTCTCTAAACTCTCCAGGTTGTAAAGGTTGTGCATCATCTCTAACTCTTATACCTCTAGACTTAAATCCAGCTGGTAAATTAGCTAAGGTTCCCGCATCCAATAATTGTCTAAGAGCTGCAGTTGCAGTTCTTGTTAATCCACCAATCATGTGGATTAAACCAAAACCATAAAATCCTGTACCAGGTAAAAATTTAAATTGCACAAAGTAATTTGTTTTTCTTTTTAGTGGATCATCTGGTTTATAATTTCTTCTAATGGATAAAACTTTATTGCCTGCTTGTGCAACAGTTATAACATAAGGTAATTTAATTCCTGTAGGTTCACCATCACCACCCATATCTTCGTAACCTTCTAAATCTAAATTTGTGTGTATTTCATATAAAGTGTATTGATCTTCTTGACCGTCTTTAGCAATTCCTTCTAATTCTAATTTTTTATCTTGTAATTGATTTGTTGTTACAGGAGGTGTTCCTAACTCTACATCTCTGTAAAAACCAGACACCTGTTGTTTTCTTAATTCGTTTTCAGATATTTTAATTACATGAATTATAGACTCTGCATCTTCTAAACTATTTGCAGAGTATGGAACAATTAAATCTTCTGCTGGTACAAATTTAGACACGGCTCTACCTAAGAGGGAGTCGTAATATACTTTTTTAAAGGTAGAGCCGCTAAGAGGGAGATAAAAAAGCATCTG